TGGAGCTACACGCAAGCCAAGCAAGCTTGGTGGGCTGAGTGGAACAGCGGCCAGGCCGAGCGCCATGGCCCGTATTATTGATGCTTAACGCAAAGTTGACCGGCCCGAGCGAACACAAAGGACACACCGATGAGCACCACTGACGACACGCACGCCACCCGTCGAGGGTCCGGGTCGAACGACCTGTTAGGCCCTGGTTCCGAAGCGGTGGAGATGGAGGCGCTTCGCGCTCTGGCTGTGCACGCAAAGTTTGAGGCCGCGATGTTCAACGCATGCGACGGATCCATGTTGGCGCAGAAAGCCGCGTGCCTGGAATGGCTAGCCTGCGGCGCCGAGTACCGGGACATGCTCCGTGGCGGCGGGTGCGGCGGCGACCTGCTGGCGGCCGAGAAGGAGCTTGTGAAGCAAATCGGCTACCTCGCCAAGAACTGGGCCTAACTTGAATTCGGCCGCGCAAGTTCATTTGCGCGGACTGCCTCGCCAAGATGCCGAAGGCTGCGGAGCCCGTGGCTGTTGAGGCCTAACGTGCTTTAGACAGCATCGCCAGAAAAACTGCCTAACAATTAAGCAATGCGACGCCACTACCGACCAATGTCGCCAGCAGCGCGCGACGCTCAGGGAGAGCAAAAGCGCGCAGAGGCCGAAGCCGCCGGCATCCCCGTGCGCGATGACACCGACTTTCGGCGCCCGTGCGTGCTGGACCTGCGCGGCGCTGGCGGCCCGCTGCTGACGCTGGAGCCGGTGCCGCGCAAGGTAGCGTGGCGAGCAAGGGCAGAGGATGGCCGCGTGGTCAAGCGCGCAGCCATCAAGACGCTGCTGCACGCTGTGGCCGATGACATGACGCGCATGCAGTCCTTCAGGTCGCCCGACCCTGGTTGACAAACGCGATTCGTGCATTCCACTTCTGAATGCCGCCCCTCAATGGGGCACAACGCATTCGGAACATGGCGACCAAGACAGTCGCCCCGGCGAGGAAGAAGCCGCGGGCGAGCGCACCCGCGAAGAAGCCTGCAGCCAAGACCAAGGCGGACGTAGCTCAACCGGCAGAGCACCTGCCTTCCAAGCAGGGGGTTGCGGGTTCGAGCCCCGCGGGCCGCTCCAAGTCTCGGGCGCTAGAACCTGAGCAGAAGCCAGCGCCACCCGCCAATCCGTCCGACATTCAACAGCCCCCAGCGCCATCTAAGCCACTGACTCCGGCGCGCAGATGGGAGGCGTGGCTTCAGGCCGTTGGAGACGATGGCGCCATGGAGCACTTGGCCGCCTTCATCGCTGATGGCGGGCACCTGGCCGACTACTGCCGACACCAGTTCCTGCCTTACAAGTCCGTGCGGGTGTGGATTGGCGCGAGCGATGCCAGAAAGACGCTGTACGCGGGCGCGCGTGAAGACCGTGCAGACACATTGGCCGACGAGATCGTAGCCATCGCTGACGAAGCCGAGGTGTGCACAAGGGTCGACGGAGAGGGCGTGACTCTGGCTTTGGACAGCACCGCCGTGGCGCGAAACAAACTCCGTGTCGACGCGCGCAAGTGGGTGGCCGCCAAGCTCAAGCCGCGCGTCTACGGAGAGAAGATGGAGGTCACGGGCGGTATTGATCTGCGCACTGTCCCCGATGACCAGTTGCGGGAGCGAGCGGAAGCCTTGTTGGCCGTCATGACAGGGGCCACGACTACTGTGAAGGCGACTGCGCAATGATGGCCGAGGCGCTTGACCTATCTCGCCTGACACAGGCCCAGCGCCTGGAACTGGTGGCCATCACAAACGAGATCCAGCGCCGATCAGGACAGCGCCTGATTGCGACCATGTTCCCTGATAGCGGCCCGCTGCGCAGGGAGCTTTATCCGAAACATCTGCAATTCTTCGGGCTTGGCCGCGAGTTCAGCGAGCGAGTCTTTTTGGCCGGCAACCGTGTCGGAAAGACTGTCGCAGCCGGAACGGAATGGGCGTACCACCTGACCGGCATGTACCCGCATTGGTGGGATGGCAAGGTGTTCACCAGGCCCATCACGCTGCTGGCAAGCGGAGACACGCACGAAACCACGCGAGACATCCTGCAGGACAAGCTGCTTGGCACCGATGATCGGGACAGGCCCGAACGCATTGGAACCGGGCTGATCCCGGGAGAACGCATCAAGTCCTGGGTGCCGCGCGTGCACGTCAAGGGCGCCATCGAAAAAGTCATCGTGAAGCACGTCAGCGGCGGCGGCGACATCAGCAACGCTGGCGAGAGCGAGCTTTGGCTACGGTCATACGAACAGGGCCGAAAGATATTCCAGGGCTTCGAGCTAGATGGATTCTGGCCTGACGAGGAATGCCCGCAGGACGTTTACGACGAAGGCCAAGTTCGCCTGATGACCACACGCGGCATCAGCACGCTGACGTTCACTCCGCTGCAAGGATTGACCGAACTGGTCCTCCATCTGCTGTCAGGCAACGAGATCGGCGGTCAGTCTGACCCCATCGTGCAGCGCGAGGCAGGCCGCGCAATCGTCATGTGTGGGTGGGATGACGTTCCTCACCTTGACGAGGAAGCCAAACGCCAGATGCTGGCCAAACTGCCTCCGCACCAACGCGACGCGCGAACGAAGGGTGTGCCATCGCTGGGCGCAGGAGCGATCTATCCGGTGCCAGAGGAAGACATCGTTGTCGACCCATTCGAGATCCCGGCGCACTGGCGTAGGGCCTATGGGCTGGATGTGGGGTGGAACCGAACGGCCGCCATCTTTGGCGCGCTGGACCCTGACGCCGACATCCTCTACATCTACAGCGAGCACTACAGAGGACAGGCTGAGCCCAGCATCCACGCAGAGGCGATCAAGGCCCGCGGCGAATGGATGCAAGGCGCGATTGATCCTGCCAGCCGTGGCCGGTCGCAGACGGACGGCGAGCAACTGTTCTCCATGTACGAAGACCTTGGGCTGCACCTGCACCTGGCTGAGAACGCGGTCGAGGCAGGCATCTACGAGGTGTGGCAGCGATTGAGTACCGGCCGGCTCAAGGTGTTTCGATCCTGCGGCAACTGGCTGTCTGAGTACCGAATCTACCGCCGCGACGACAAGGGCAAGGTGGTGAAGACCAACGACCACGCCATGGACGGGACGCGCTACTTGGTGATGACTGGGTTGGGCGTTGCAAGGCCCGTTCCGGTCGAGAGGAATCACGCGCGCCGCGACCGCGACTGGCGCACAGCCTGAAGACAAGAGGACGACCATGCACCTGAACTCACTCATCGTCAGCGCCACCGGCCGCCCCATGCACAAGGTGGGCGACATTGCGCATGCCCAGTTCCGCACCGGCCAGTACCACGTCAGCATCGAATGGCTGTCCGAAGGCCGCGAGTGCGAGCCGGTGATGGCGATCTGGTCGCCGACCAGCATGAGCGGAGGCGTGTTCGCCATTGCGCTGTCGAGCATCGGCAAGTACGCCGACCCAAGCGGCAACCCGACCCGGACGGCGTTTCTGGAGGCGTGGCGCGCACTGCCGACGCTGGGCCGGGCGCAGATCGACATCGAGGTCTACGCCCTGCTGGATGTGATCCTGCGCCACACGCCGGACCTGATCCGCTGCCCGCCAATGCCGCCGGCCGCGCGCCAGGCTGAAGCGCCGCCCCCGCTGCTGGAGGTCACAACCATGGTGGATGGCGTCAAGTCGAGCGAGGTGACGATCTGATGGCCCGCAACCACAAGAAGAAGCGCCTCGCCAAGGCCATGGAGTCGGCCGGCGCGATGACCGCACCCGAGATCCGCCCGAGTGCGACGAGCGAGGCGCAGCGCAAGCAAGACCTGTACGTGCGCCTGCGTTCGTGGTTCGAGCTGGAACTGATGCGCCAGCAGGTCAACCGCTTCCAGCAGGCGCTGGACTGCGACTACTACGACGGCATCCAGTGGCAGGCAGCCGAGGCCGCCAAGGTGCGCGCCCGTGGCCAGGCACCCATCGTCTACAACGAGGTGAAGCCTACGCTGGACTGGCTGATCGGCACCGAGCGCCGCACTCGGCGCGACTTCAAGGTGCTGGCCCGCTACAACAAGAGCCAGGAAGCCAGCGCCGACGCCGAGATCAAGACGCGCTACCTGAAGTACCTGGAGGACGTGCAGCGCGCCCCATTCGTGCGCAGCCAGGCCGTTGACGACCAGTTCAAGGCCGGTCTTGGCTGGCTGGAGGTTGGAGTCACGGCCGACCCCGAGGACGACCCGATCTACATGCGCGCCGAGTCGTGGCGCAACATGCTGCACGACAGCATCAGCGCCATCAACAGCCCGGACCCCAACGACTGGCGCTACCTGTTCCGCTTCAAGGAGGTGGATCTCGACATCGCCGAGCGCTACTTCCCGGACAACATCGAGGAACTGCAGCGCGCGTCGACCATGGGCGAGTGGCGCGGCCCGATGGACGAGGACTGGGCCGGCGCGTGGCCGGCTGGCAATGCCTCGCAGCCCGAAGGCCTGCCGATGCGCTGGATGGACTACAACCCGGACGCGGACGCCTGGAACCCGCGCCGCCGTGTCAGCCTGGTCGAGTGCTGGTATCGGGAGCCGACGCGCGAGACGACGGGGCAGGGCGCATCCTCGCAGGACCGCGTGCGCATGAAGGTCCGCGTGGCCATGTTCACCAAGCACGACCTGCTGATGGACATCGAGAGCCCCTACGCGCACAACCGCTTCCCGTTCGTGCCGCTGTGGTGCTACCGGCGCAAGAGCGATGGCATGCCCTATGGCGTCATCCGCAACGTGCGAGGCCCGCAGGACGGGCTGAACAAGCGCATGAGCAAGGCGCAGTTCCTGCTGTCGGTGAACCAGGCCGTGGTCGAGGAAGGCGCCATTGACGAAGCCGTGATGGACATGGAGGACATCCGCCACGAACTGGCCGCGCCGGACGGCATTGCCGTGTTCGCCAAGGGCGCGCTGTCGGGCCAGAAGGTGCAACTCCGAAACGGGCTGGACATTGCCCAAGGTCATCTGTCGTTGGCAGAGCAGGACCGCATGGCCATCCGCAGCGGCAGCGGCGTGACGGCCGAGAACCGTGGCATGTCGGCCAACGGCCAGTCAGGCAAGGCGATCATCGCCAAGCAGGACCAGGGCAGCATGGTGACTGCCGAGTGCTTCGACAACCTGATGCTGGCCCACCAGATGGAGGGCGAGCTGAAGGTGTCGCTGATCGAGCAGTACGTGACCGACGAGAAGACCTTCAGCGTCACGGGCGAGCGCTACAAGCTCGACTACTACACCATGAACGGCCGCGACCCGGTGACGGGCGTCATGGTCAACGACGTGACCGCGTTCAAGGCCGCGTTCGTCATCGGAGAGGCGCCTTGGCGTCAGGCGCTGGCCGAAGCCAACTTCGAGGCGGCCATGACGATGATGGGCCAACTGGCCCAGGCCGCGCCGCAGGTGGTGGTGAGCATTCTCGACCTGGTGTTCGAGTGGGGCGACTTCCCGAACAAGGCTGCGATCCTGCAGCGCATCCGCAGCGTCACGGGCGTGGCCGACCCCGACAAGGGCGAGACGCCGGAACAGCAGGCGGCGCAGAAGCAGAAGGCGGCCGTGGCCAAGGCGCAGTTCGAGGCGCAGATGGCGCAACTGCAGGCCACCATCGCCGAGGCGCAGGCCAAGGGCGAGAAGCTGTCGGCCGAGGCCATGGCCAAGCGGCTGGAAGCGCTCTACATGGCAGCCCAAGCCGCCCAGGTGCTGACGATGGCGCCGCAGATCGCGCCCGTGGCCGACGAACTGGCCCGCAGCGTGGGATTCAAGGACCAGGCCGGCGACGCGGCGCTGGGCGGCCCTGTGCCCACGCAGCAAACCCAACCCGTGCCGCAGCCGATGCAGGCTGACGGCGCTCTCGCTGGCGCTCAGGCCGGCATCGAATCGCCCGCGATCTCGGGCGTGGAACAAGGAGTGATCCAGTGACCAGCGACATCGAAGACAAGCCGGACGAGTCGGGCAGCGACGCCCAAGCGACTTTGCACTCTGACATCTTCCGCCTGGAGCACGCCCGCGCGCTGCGCGAGGTGGACGAGGCGACCAGCGCCCCGAGCTTCGAGCCCGGCAGCATCGAGCGCTTCGCTGACGCGGACGGCCGCACGATGGCCATCGTGGTGTCGTTCGGCGAGCTGTGCAAGCAGGCCGTGCCGGCATCGGCGGAAGGAGAAGACCATGGCCAAGAGTAACGTCAAGGCGCCGGTCCCGATGGACGACTGGCAGGTGCAAGACGACCTGCGCACGCTGGCCCGCGCCCGCGAGATCAAGCAAGACCCCAAGCGCATGGCCGCGGTGAAGAAGCTGGCCGAACAGCAGATGGTGGCCGCCGCGGCGACCGTGGCTGAAACCGAAGACAAGGACGACTGACATGCACAACATCACCAGCCCACGCACTGATGACGCCAGCATTGAACAAGAAATCCAATCCAAGGGCCTGACCGCGCCGCGCATCACGCCGGCTGACATCGAGGCGAACATCGCCAGCGAACACAGTTTCACCGCACACGAAGGTGTGATGGGTGCCACGGGAGGAACCGACGGCGGCCCGAGCGCGCTGTACCTGCTCACCTTCTACGTCCTCGTGCTGCGCAACGGCTTCACCGTCACCGGCGAATCGGCCTGCGCCAGCCCCGAGAACTTCGACGCCGAGGTGGGCCGAAAGATCGCCCGCGCCAACGCGATCAACAAGATCTGGCCTCTGATGGGTTACGAGCTGCGATCCAAGTTGGCCTCCAATCGCTGAAAGGAATCTTATGGGCACGAACATCCACCAAGGCATGCTGGCCGACATGGACCCTGATGAGCAGGAGCTGTTGAGCGGCCATCCCGCCAAGACCGAGACGCCGGCAGCCGCCGCGCCCGACACTGACGACGACGGCGAACCCATCACCGGCAACGTTGCCGGTGATGCCTCCGGCGAAGGAGGTGAAGCGGCAGAGAACGAGCAGAACGCTTCCGGCGAGAAGGAAGACGCCGCCGCGCCCACCGCTGACGAGGCCGCCGCCGCGCTGGCCGAGATGACGCCTGAGCCGGCTGCTTCGCCCGCAACGCCCAAGGCCTTCGAGGTGCCTGGCGACGACTTCGACGCCAAGCGCAAGGAACTGCAGACCCAGCGCAAGGACATCATCAAGCAGTGGGGTGACGGCGAACTGTCGGACGAGCAGTACGCCGCCAAGTTGGACGAACTGGACGGCCAGATCTACACCGTGATCCAGCAGCAGGCCAAGCAGCAGACCCTGGCCGAGATCAACGCGCAGCAGGCGCGCGAGGCGCAGGCGAAGCAGGAGCAGGCTGAAAACGCGGTGATGGTCGAGGTGGCCAAGGCGTCCAAGGCCTCCAACCAGATCGACTACGGCGCCGACGCCGACGCCTGCAAGGCATTCGATGCCGCGTTCAACGCCGCCAAGGCCGACTCCAAGAACGCTGGGCTGACGCTCAAGCAGATCGCCGAGCGCGCGCACCGCGGCGTGCTGGCCATGCGCGGCATCGAGCCGGTGACTGCGGCTCCCTCTCCTGCGCCGGCAGCCGTTCCGGCAAAGCCAAAGCCGCCCGCCCCGCCGACCACGCTGGGCACGATGCCGGCCGCTGCCGCCCAGGTCGTGGGCGACGCCTTCGATGAAACGTTCGACGCCATCGAGGATCCCGACGAGCGCGAGGCCAAGTGGGCATCGCTGTCCGCAGCGCAGCGACAGCAGCAACTGCGGCGCACGGTGCCCACCACGCGCGGGAGGCATTGACGCATGGACCGCCCAGGCGATGCGCTGCGATCACTGGTCATCGACATGGATGCCGGCGAGGCGCTGTGCGTGACCGTGCCGCCATCGGCAACGCACCAGGCGCAGACCGTGCGCGTGCAGATGCTGGCCAAGTCCGGCAAGCGTGCCAGGGTGCGCGTGCTGGCATCGCCTGTCGTGCAGGTGCACCGCACCGAGAAGGACGAAATCGCCGCGGCTGGTTGACAAGTCGCTTTTCGCATCTACGCTTTTCGCACAGTGGGCGCATGGTGCGCCCGTCAGCGCAGGACGTGCTGAGTTGCAACCTCCATTGGAGACGCACTCATGGCACGAACGACGATCCTGCCGACCGACCCCGGCGCAGTGAAGAAGTGGGAAACCGAAGTCTCGGTCGAGATGACCAAGAAGTCGGCGTTCACGAAGATGACCGGCGGCGAGAAGTCCGCGCTTCCGGTGGTCCGCAAGACCAGCCTGGAATCGGGCGCTGGCGACGAGGTGACGATGTACCTCATCGCCAAGCTGGTCGGCAAGCCGCGTGAAGGCAGCGAGAAGCTGGCCGGCTTCGAGGACAAGCTGAACCACCACACCGACAAGCTGCGCATCGACAAGCACCGCAAGGCCGTCAACGTCGGCGACGTGATGGACCAGAAGCGCGTGCCCTACGACATCGCCGAGCAAGCCAAGGCCCGCCTGAGCGACTGGGCGGCCGAGGTGCACGACGAGCAGATCACGATGACCGCCTCTGGCGCGCGTGGCGCCGGCTCTGAAATCCAGCACTACCCGACCACGTACACCGGCTTCCCGAACGCCTTCGAGGCGCCCGACACCGGCCACCGCCAGATCTACGACGGCACCGTGGCCTACGGTTCGCTGGTGACCGCCACCCACAAGCTCGGCCTGGGCGTGATCGACGCCGCGGTGCTGAAGGCCAAGAAGATGATCGGCGACATCAACGGCGGCAACGCCATCAAGATGACGCCCTGCGCCGTCGATGGCGGAAAGCACTTCGTCTTCCTGACCGGCGCCGAAGGCAACTACGACCTGCGACGCGAAGTCGGCGACGCCGGTTTCCTGACGCTGGAGAAGGCCAAGATGGCGGCCGAGGGCAGCAAGGGCGTCATCTTCACCGGCGGCAAGTGGTTCTACAACGGCGTGCTGGGCGACGAGGTGCAGACCATCGTCAAGTTCAACGACGGCGGCGCCGGCACGGTCCCTGTGATGCGCAGCCTGTTCCTGGGCGCTCACGCGGTGGCCGTGGCCTACGGCACCAAGGGCCAGCAGAACGGCAGCCGCTACGAGCTGAAGGACTCCGACCTCGACCACGGCGAGGAAGAAGTCGTGGTGATCCGCCTGATCGCCGGCTACAAGAAGTGCCGCTTCAACAGCATGGACGCCGGCATGCTGTCGGTGGACCACACCTACACCCTGGCCGCTGGCTACACCATCTAAGGAGCGCCCACCATGGCTCTGTTCAAGGCAACCCAGGTCACCAACAAGGTGCCGGTCCCTTCCGCCGATGGCGCAACGGCGGTCATCGCCATCGTCGGCGACTTCACGATCCCGACTGGCTTTGCCACCAACGACGTGGTGGAGATGGGCCCGCTGCCGGCCGGCTACGTGCCCGTCGATCTGATCGTGGACAACGCCGCGTGCGGCACGACCGTGACCAGCGACTTCGGCATCCTGTCTGGTGCCTACAACGCCACGGGCACGCGGACCTGTTCCGCTGCGTTCGCGTCGGCCCAGGCGCTGCAAACCGCTGGCATCAAGCGCATGGCCGCTGCCGGTGGTGGCCGCATCGCTCCGACCACGGCTGACCGTGGCTGGGGCTTCGTGTCCACCACGGTGTCAACGCCGACTGTCGGTGCTGTGCTGCGTGCCACGCTGCTGGTGCGCCCGCAGTCCGAAGGCGTCTGATGAAGGGCGAGCGCAAGAAGCCTGGCCCCAAGCCTGGCTTCAAGCGTGAAGCCGCTGCGGCGGCCGTTGCAACGACGGTCATCGCAGCGGCGCAAGCGTCTGCAGCAGTGGAGCCGGCTCAAGCCGAGCCAGCCACGCGATTCCCGAATCCGCTGCAACGCCACCGCGACATCGACACCATGCCAGAAGCCGAGTTGCGCGCCTACGCGCTGCAGATCGGCATCACGCCGCGTGACGCCTCAACGGTCGGCGTCGAACGCCTGCGCGTCAACTGCAAGCATCAGGTCTACGCACTGATCGACGACCTGTAAGGAGCCCACGCCATGGCGGCGACCGAGAAAGTCAAGGACGTGCTGTGGCGCATCTCGGTGCTTCTGCAGGACACCTCTCCGCAGTTCCAGCGCTGGCCGGAAAAGGAGCTTGTGCAGTGGCTGAACGACGCACAGATCAGCATCGCCAAATACCTGCCGCTGGCATGCTCCATGGTCGTGAGCATGAAGCTGCGGGCCGGCACGCTGCAGAGCATCGCCACCATCCTGGCGGCTGACGCCAAGCTCGAAGACGGCACAACGCCAAGCGCGCCGATCTACGGCGTCCAGTTCCTGAACCCGCGCCGCAACATGGGCAGCACAGGAACCGCGGCTGGCAAGGCCATTCGCATGGTCGAGCGCGACGTGATGGACAGCCAAGATCCAGACTGGCACACCCGCACGTCCAGCGCCGTGTCGTCGGTCATCTACGACCCGATGACGCCGCGCAACTTCAGCGTCACGCCAGGCGTCACCGGAACCGTGTGGATGCAGCTTGCGCTGACCGCCGCGCCGACTGCGATCCCGAACACGGGCACGCCCGGCTCCGAGCTGTACCTTGCCAGCGGTGCCAGCACCACGACGATCAGCGTCGAGGACGAGTTCGTGCCCGAACTGGTGGACTACGTGGTGGCGCGCGCCAACCTGAAGGATGTGAAGTACGCCAGCAAGCAGACGGCAGACCTGCACACCAACCGCTTCCTGGCCTCGCTCAATGCCAAGGTGGCCGCCGTCACCGGCACGAATCCGAACCTGACCATCCTGCCGGGGGTGACGCCCCAGGCCGCGTGACACCATGGCCGTGTTTCTGGACACCACGGAGCTTGAGGATGCACTTCGGTACGTGATTCCCTACGTGCCAGGAGTGCCTGACCCATCGGTGATCCAGCATCTGCGCGACAAGGCCATCGAGTTCTGCGCGCGCACCCTGGTCTGGCAAGGGCCGCTTGAGAACGTGCTGACCGTTGCCAACACGGCAGAGTACGAGTTCAAACTTCCTGACGACTCGGCGCTGGTCAAAGTTCTGTCTTGGAGCATTGAAGACCGCGGGCAGTGGGTTTCTCCGGCCTACGCGCGCAAGCTGCAAGGCGAATCGTCCGATGCTGACTTGGCATGGACAGAGAACATGCTGACGTTCCACGTCAACCCGACGCCTGAAGAAGCTGGCAAGGTCATGAGCATCATCGCGGCGCTCAAGCCAACGATGACGGCAACAGAGATCCCAACGTTCATCTACGACCAGCACATCAGGGCCATCGCTGATGGGGCCATCGGCACGCTGTCGGCCATGAAGCAGCCTTGGCAGGACATGGCGCAAGCCGCGTTCTACATGGAGCG